TAATCTTGTAGTAATAATTGGCAGGCGTCGACCCCAAATAACCAAGAGTAAGAAACGTTTTTCCGCTAGTTTGCGTGAGAACCTGCGTTGTTGGCGTTGCAGACGCATCACCATAGATTGTGGCAGTAATCGTGTCTGGCTCACCACCTGCGCTTACCCATGTCCATTTTGGTGTCGAAGAGGTGCTTCCCTGTACACCATCCCATATGAAAGACGCAAGGGTAAAACGAGGCACTGTTAAGCTCGAGAGGTTCTGTTGCGTGTCCGAGAAGCTCAAGGTCCCGTTACTGTAGAGGTTGAACTTGTAGTACCTGTTCAGCAACGTTGCACCTGTAAATGCAAAGGTTGTAGCCGGCGTGTTACCGTAGCCAGCTGGAAGCGAACCGGAAAGGATGAGAGTCGTTGGCGTAGAGCTTGCGTCTGCATAGAGCTGGTAAGTCAACGTGTCGGGCACAGAAGTTGGGTAGCTTATGCTTGCAATAGTCCAGATCCAAGTCGGCTGGGCAGTAAGCGTCCCGATGCCACCAACCCACGAAAATGAATTCAATGTAGCAGTTGCATCTGAGTTGTACACCGCGTCAGAGCTAAACGTTGCTGTGCCGCCGGCGTTAGACGCTACCAAAACAAGCATGAAGCAATACCCAGTTGCTGTCGTGGTTGATGTGCCAATGGTTGTCACGGTTCCTGCAAGAGTCCCACTTGCAATGCTAACATAGCCGCCCGAAAATACATTTGTATTTAGCCTATAAATGTTATACTTTATCGATGAAGCTTTGGCGCTCGTCGACTTCCACGTCCATGTCGGCTGGGAAGAGGTTGTCCCCTGCCCACCAACCCACGAAAACGTGAGGAACTGAAGAACTGGCGGGTCGCTGCCAATCGTAGAGGTTAAGGCGGTCTTTGCATACTGTGCGTGAAACGCGTCTAAAGGCCTTCCCGTTGGCGATGATTGCGCATAAAGTTGAGGACCTGTTGGAACAAAACCAATCAGCGGCCTCTTTGATGGTGGTAGCCAGCAACCACTCAACGTCACTGCTGAAAAGGACGACATCCTTCCACAAACGCGGACACCACACCACACACCGAGAAAATGGCAGATCCACGTATTTATGATCAACAGCGAGCCTTAGATGCCCTTATGCGCACGCGCCGTACCTATGCAACCATGTTTAGCCGCAACGGAGGCATTCGCCAAGGCACGCCAGCGGTCCCCAATCCACTGACGGATGGGCCCCATGGTCCTCTAAACGCAAGAAGTGTCTACAAGATCCGATACGTGCTCCAACAGGCGTTGATCAAGCGGTTTCGGACGTGGAAAGCCACCATGGCAGATCGGCAAATCCGAAATCTGCCATATGATCCCGCCCATAACAACCGGCCGCGCGCCGAGCTCGATGCGCGGCGCGAGCTTGCCGATGCGCGCATGGCCGAGCCTCCCAAGTCGCACCACAAGCAGCCCGGAGGCGCAGCCTCCTTTGATGCTGGATTCGAGCGAGCGGCTGGCCCGCTCAATGCACAACCTGAGCGCAATGCACAGGTGTCGCGCACCCATTTGCTAGGTCGTGGCCAAATGAACGGCGGACGTCTTGGCTATCCTGGCAATGCAGCTCTTGTTCAGCGCCTTATTGGCGAGAATGCCAGATACTGGCACACCGTCGCCCTTCCACCAGGCGTTGCCGTCGGCGCACCTAACGCAAGACCGAACCCTGGCCCGGGTGGTCTTTACGCGAGGCGCATCCCCACGGCTGCTTTTAATGCTGCACCCTACGATGAAACGTCCGGACAGCTTGACTACATGACACGAGCGCATGTAGACGCAATTACCGATTTCAAGAGACGACAGAATTCGTACAGGTTTGCCGGTGGCCCAGGCGATCAGCATGGCGTGCCCTATCAACTTGGTAATATTGAAGAGAATTTCGACTTAAATGAGCTTTTACGTCCAAATGGTCAGCTCAATGGAGACTTCCTCAAAAGCGCAAGAGGCAATCTGAGTGGGTATCGCTGGCTCCTCAAGCGGTTCAGAATGCCCAACACACAGATTAATGGTTTCCCAGCTCCTCCACCGCCCGGATTTCCTCCGCTTCCACCTCGTCCAGGGGGTGGCGCGCCGCCACCGCTTCCTGCTGGCGCGCTTCCACCGCCACCGCCACCGCCACCGCCACCGCCACCGCCGCCGCCGCCGCCGCCGCCGCCGCCGCCGCCGCCGCCGCCGCCGCCGCCGCCACCTCACTATGTCTTGCGCCGAGGCCAGAGAGAAAGGCAACCCAGCCGCAGGGCGAGGGAAGCAGCAGGTGGACGGGGGATGCCTCGAAACGGATCAAATTACAGGAGCCTAATGCTGCATGGATATGATTCAGACACGTCTACTTCAAGCAGCGGAAGCAGCGGAAGCAGCAGCAGCGACAGCGCGTCGGGGTCAGGCAAATCTGCAAAACGACAGCGGACGGATTTGTTTGACCCGCACGGCAAGGTGGCAGAGTACCCGCTGTCGGAGGATGACATCCGCAAAATTGCTGGAAATGTCCCCATCTACCGCTATCCTGACCTGGCCCACATGACAAATCCTGATCAAATGTTTAACGGTAGCAAGGCCGCAATCCTCCTCTTCCTAACTGACGACAATGACACTGGCCACTGGCTCACAGTCCTTAACCATCCAAACGAAATCGAGGTCTTCGACAGCTTCGGGGTAGGTGCATGGTTAAAGTGGTTATGAGTGGTGTTTTGTGGTGTGCGTGGTAAAATGTTTTTTGCCTGGCAGGGAGCAAGTGTTTCGAGGTGAAGCTAAGGAACGGTCCTGGGGGCTGGTCGCCTCTTCTACTTCACCTCGAAACACTTGCTCGCTACCAGGCAAAAAACATTTTGCCACCCACACACACTTTCACCACCTCAAATCACCACTAATCTTTTCACCACCCTTCCCGACCGCCCCGCAGACTGCTATTGATGGCGATCGCAGTTGGATGACCAAGGACGAACTTGCCAAGTTCAACGAGCTGACACCGTTACTTAAGAATTTGATAGGAAAGGGTAGCAAGCCTGTCATTCACAATACAACCAAGCTTCAGCATGACGACGCTTCAACTTGCGGCCGTTACGCTGCCGCTCGCATCATGAATACGGACATGCCCATGGAGGAGTTTGTTGCCCATTTGAAGAGCGGCCCTGGGACGCCAGATCAAAAGGTGACTGCCTACACGTACCAGTTCTTGCATAAGTAGACAGGATGTATAAGCGCGACCTAAATGGGACAATGATCAGCGCAGGTGTCGTGACTAGGGGTGGTGATGGCACTGTTCACTATGACACAAACATTTCATGTAAGACGTCCTACGATAGCGGTGTCACAAGCAATGGTTCGCATGGCCGTTTTGCAGTCTTTTCCGACACGCGCACGCGCCCCTTTGTCGGAAATTCCGATGACTACCAGCTCGCGCTCGTGCGTGGTAGCGTAAGCTCAAGTGCAGTTCCCCTCTTTATGGCACGTCCCTCGAAGCTGATTACTGAGAATGGAGTGCAGCAGTGGGAGGCAACTGCACAGCCTGGCTTGAGTTACACGTGGACCGGTCCGGTCTACACAACAAACAAGGTTTCAATCGGTCCCCAGACGGATGTAGACTGGCTGTATGCGGCCTACCCGAATTTTGGTTGGATCCCGTTTTACACCATTACAACAGCACCAGGTGGAACGCCGACCTCGACCCAGGTCACATATGGAGCAGTCGACCTTTCGACGCTTGGCGTTTCGTCAGATTGTCGCGCAACTGTGGTGGCGTCGCGCCTTACCACGCTGCTCACGGCTGCGGCTGGCTTTACTGTGACGGTGACGTCTCCAACTGCGTCGCCATCTGCGTCCATGACCCAGCAGTATTCGTTTGCCAATGCAAGCACGTCGCAGAGCCTTTACCTCGACTTTTCGCTCCCGTCGGGCCAGGGCCAGTTCAACCACTGGGTACGTACATACGGACCCGCGTCGAAGGCCGGCATTCTGCAGGCATGCAAGCTTTTGGGCTTTGTGCCTGGCCAGGTCTTCACGGTTCCTCCTGCAAGCACGGTGCTCACGCCGCGCGCGTACCAGCTGGGCTTCCGCTCAACCATCAACATGTACTGCTACAAGACAATGCGTTGGGTTCCTGAGGACACGAATGCCCGTTTTCCGTCTGCGCAGGATATCAGCAACAACAACGTTCAGTCATTGACCTACTTTGATTGCTACTCGTACCAGCATGTTCTAAACCAGTGCATCAACCCTACATTCCAGCGTTGTATTTATGACCAGTGGGACGCTGGAAACATTTTCTCTGAGCAGTGCCTGACACGACAGCTTAACCTTAGCTGCTTATTCAATTGTGCAGCCGTTTATGCGTGGTCGCCAACGACAAGCTATGTCCTTAACCAGGCTGTTGTGTTTCAAGGTTTGGCATGGACCGTTACACTCGCAAACACAGGTCAGCCTCCTTCAGACGCATCTACGTCGTGGCAGAGCTGTGGCGCTGCAATCAACTACTCTTATGTGGATGGAAAAGTTGGCTATCTTGCGAACGACGTGGTGACGATTTCAAATGGTACAAGCACGTACTATGCCACCGCGACAGGGACGACCACTGGTGCTCCGCCGACGTCCGCGTCGAGTGCAAATGGATGGACATCCGTATTAGGATTCGCGAACAATGGAGACTTGACGCAAATCCAGTTCTCAATCCCTGCCGTTGCTACAAACGCGCCGACAATCAGCTTCAATTCGTCAACCAACCTTTTCACGCTCAACCTTGATAGCTATGGTTTTGGTGGCACGCAGAGCTCAAATGTTGACGATGGCTATAGTGGCTATGTTGATGATTCCTATTACAGCTTTAATGTGCAGCAGCACAATTACAATGCATCGCTCAATGACATTGCTCGCGATTCGTGGGGAATTACCGGCACAAACACGTTGACCACACCGCCTTATGTTGTGGCGAGGCGTCCTGGTGTTTCTTTCGATGAGAGAATGAACGTCGAAGCAGATGACTACTTCCACCAGCTCTTTGGCAACTGGCCTGCGCTTCTTCTGAGCTACTTTGACCCGCGAACGAGCCTGACAACGTCCTACGTGCGCTATTTTCCACAGGCAATCAACGCGGGTCTCGCAGTGCAGAGCCCCTTGCCATTGACGGCAACCACGCCGGGTTCGGTGGGTCTGTCCGCATCGTATTTGCCCTATGGCCGCCTGGGTGGCACAGTGCCCTACATCTACACATTCCCTCAGGATTACCCGTCGATCGGAAACATGTGGCAGCCGTTCGATGCGATTGTGGTGCAGACCGGAAGCGTTCCAGTGGAGGCAGACTACACAACGCCGCTCTTCCAGTTGAACGATGCGGGTATTCCACAAAACGTCCAGACCAACGGGAACACGCTAAAAATCATCGCTGAAATGAACATCAAGCCGCTCTCAAACTTGCAGAGTGGTCTTGAGTACCGCACGGAAATCTTGTTTGATCCTCAGACGCCCGTTGTCATGGAGCTTCAGCGTGGCCGTGTATTTAACCAGTTCGACTACCAGCTCTTTCTGCGTGTAAAGGGGGACAATAGCCTTCGGCCACTCTCCCTTTCGGACGGAGGATCTGCATACTTGCGCTGGTCGTTTTTGCGCAAGTAATTCCGTGAACTTCCGTGAACGTGTGTCCTCGTCACAACACTGCTCTGAAAGCGTAGCCCAACGAAGGAAAGATGTCGAAGATTCAGAAGATTGCCATCACGGATGCCCGTCTCATGCAGGATGAGCCGGCGTATGCCGTGCAGAAGGGCGCGCTCTCCATATCTGTTGCGCCGTTTGCTGCCATTGCTGCTTCGTCTTCGCAGATGACTTTCCAGGTTCTTGTGCCTTCGCTCAACGTGTTCATCGACCGCAAGATTGTGCTTGCCACGCCACTGTCTTTTAACGCAAACGTGTTCTGGGGTGGCGCGCGCGGCGCGTCGTACAGGACGGTCTATGTGTGCGTTTCGACTGGAACGATTGCCACGAACGTCAACACATTTACGACCTCAAAGATCTCAACTGCTGGTACTGCTCTTCAGGCTGGTGCTTCACTAACCTTGGGCGTTGCTGCGACTGCAATCACGGCTCAGATTGCTGGTGGCCAGCCTCCCCAGATTTTCGGTGCTGGCTTTGCACCTGGCACGGTCCTCACTGCCTTTGCTGATAGCGGCACCAGCGACCAGGCAGTGATTACGTTTGAGCCTCCCACGCAGGCTGCACTTGCGGTGACTGCCCCGTTCCTCATTGTTTCATCTACGCTGTTTGATGCGCCGGAGCCTCAGATGAGCTCGTCGCATGGCGCCGGTATTAACCAGGGCGTGGACCTGGGCATGTCGATGTCGTATGGCGGTCTTCCTGGCGGTCTGTCAGGCTGGTGCAGTGCAGTCTCTGGCAAGGACCTGGCCCTCACCCAGTTCCCGATCCAGAGCTGCCTGACCAACATGACGGCAACGCTGAACGACTGCACGGTCACCACCAACGGCGACACGCTTCGCGAGCAGCTCATGCTGACCTCGTCGCGCGACACTCTTAAGCAGCGCACCACGCCCACGAATGCTGACGTTTTCTCGTGGGGTCGCGACGACGTGCAGAATGGTGCCGGAAACTTCTCGACGTACTCTGTGGCAAACGGCTACGGCGACGTTGCGAACGGCGCATGGCCTATTGCCTGGTCAATCAACCCTAGCTGTGCAACGCAGCTCCAGGCAACAGCCGCCACTTCACTTACGGCAAAGGGAGCCGGAACTGCAGGGTCCTGGCCATTCCTTGCTGCTGGCGTGGTGAGCAATTTCGTGCCTGGAACGTCCGTGTCTGGCAGTGCGGCATCTGGTGGCATTGGGTTTTACATTGCTGCTGTCTCCACGGGTGTCACTGTGCCTACAACGCCTGCCTATACCGCAACGAACGTGCTGGTTCCGTTCCTCAATTACCAGCCTGTATGGACGACTGGCTTTCCGGGTGGCGACCTCCTTGGCAGTCTGAGCAGCACCAACGTTCTTTACACTGCTGCCACGGGCGCGAACATGTTTGTTGTTAACGCCGCTACGTCCGTGCTTACACTCAACATGGCGGTCCCGCCCATGAGCATGGTTGGTGCTCGTCTCTATGATGCGCTGGCGGGTAACTACTCTACAAGCGCTGCTCCCGCGGCAGCTCTTACTAAGAATAATTCCGCAAACGGCGTTTTTGCCATTGTGACGTCGCTCATTGCCGGTGGTCTTGGCCAGATCGGATCTTCTTACGGCCTTTCGTACAGCACGACAAGCACCATTACGATTGTCCCTGTTGACGGCGTTTCCCCGACGGGTCACGTCCTGGCCCTCTCCGGTGGCTGCCCGGTGGGCTACCCCCTGCCCGTGTATGGTACCATCGCGTGTGCGGAGGCGCTCGTAATTTCTCCTCTCGTCTGGGCGGACAGCGCTGAGTTCATGTCGGTTGGTCTTTACGGCATGACCAACATGCAGTTTGTTCTTAACTTTTCTGCACTTGGCTCGACGTTTGCAGGCCTGAATCCTAGCGTCGCCGCTTTGGGCACGATTACCGGAAACACGTCAAAGGCCCTCGCCTGTCTTCCGCTTTACATTGACGACCTGACCAAGCAGAACCCGAACACGGGAAATATCCTGCGCTCGTCGAACGTTCGTTCCGTCGTCTCGGATGTCAAGTATGCTGCCGCAAGCGGTTCGTCTGGCCCCTGGGCTGGCGGCCCTGGCGCGTCCATTGCGACCGTGTCTGGCACGGCCCCGACTCTGTACACGACGTTCCTGACGCCTGGCGTGGACGTGCCCCTGCCCGAGGTTTCCACTGTCCCGTATGTCGAGTTTCCTCGTTACTTCTACTCCACGGGTCAGAGCCTCGGCACGTCGGCGCCCACCATCAATTCGCAGACCATCTCGCTCACGTCGATTCCGGACATGGTTATGATCTTTGTGAAGCCGAATACGCGCGGCCCGTCGCAGCTTGACCAGTACATGCCGATCAAGTCGCTGTCCGTGACCTTTGACAACTTCAGCAACCTCTGCTCGAGCTTTCAGCAGATCAATCTGTACGAGAGCGCTGTGGCTGCGGGTCTTGATATGGATTGGCACCAGTGGCGCGGCTTTACGCAGGCCCAGTGGCCGTCTGGCGTTCTCCCGTCGACGGCGGCAACGGCGCTTGGCACTTACAGCCAGCAGAGCCCGTTCACGCAGCTCAGTGGCGGCCCAATCCTCCTGCGCATGGGTACGGACATCACGCTGCAGCCTGGCCTGGCACCCGGCTGCCTGGGCAACTATTCGTTCCAGGTCAACTGCACGATTGACAACTCCAAGGGGTACTACAACTATGTGAGCAACCCGGTGATCACGGTGGTCGCAATCAACACTGGGTTTTTCGAGACCATGCGTGGCCAGTCGGCGATCCGCAAGACGATTCTGCAGATGGCCGATGTTGCGGCTGCCACGAGCGATTCGGGCATGTCGAAGACGCACCTGAACCGCCTGGTGGGCCGTGGCTTTTTCAGCAGCGCCTCGAACCTTGTGAACAAGGGTCTTTCGGCCGTGAAGAAGGCCAAGGAGATCAATGACCAGTATGGCATCACCAACCTTGCTCGCACCTATGGCGGCACGACTGGCGCGTCGCTCGCTGACATGGCGGACAGTGCCCTGAACAAGGGCTCCGCTGCGCATGACTCGCTGTATGGTCAGCAGACCGGCAAGCGCCACCGCAGCTCGGGCATCATTTAACTAATCTCAGCTAGACGTGGAATAACCAACTCGTCAGGTACGCATCGTAAATCATCAACCAACGTCAGCCACGTCTAAAAAATGAAGACGGTTGGCTCTCGTGCCGAGGTCTTCCATGGCAATGCCAAGCGCACAAGCGGGCGCCTGGTCAAGGACGACCTCATGAAGAATGCGGCAGGGCGAATTGTGTCCAAGAAAAAGCATATGGCTGGCAAGGGCGCGCTCAAGTTCCTGCATGCCAAGGGCTTTATTGCGGTGAAGGGCAAGTTCGGGAGCGCGCGCAAGCTGGAGGGCGGTTCAACTGGTGGCACTGCTAGCGCTGCCACTAGCGCCACTGGTGGAAAAGTGGACCTCGACAATTTGGAGACTGTCATCCCTGCTGTTGGGGTTGACACTGCTCTTGCAGCTATTGGTGCAGTGGCTTCGTGACTTCAGACGACAGGCGTAGCACTCGTTTTGGCACCGTACAGTGAACGTATCGTCGGATTGCTCCGCCTCCGCTAGAAATCGCGCGCGTAGCACAGCCCTGATGTTTCGTGACAGGGCATTGGTCACAAAAGCCCGTGGCTCCATTTGACAGACCCCGCTAAAAGCCAACCCCGCTTGTCACCTCACAGTCGGCAAACATCAGCCGAAAAGTGAAGGGATTTTTCGATTCACACTTCCGAAAATCAAAACATTTGCCGATTTCCACGAGCGCCCACCCCTTCCTTCTACTCGGCGCCAGCAGACACGGCCACTTGTTTCCGGGCAAAAAGCTTTTGAATCCATCGCAAACGACATCTAAATCGAAAAAGAATGTCATCTGACGCGTTCGCCTTTGCGACGGGCGAGACCGACGACGACGGCCAACTGCCTGCAGGCCCGCCAATTTCGCGCCCACCGCCACCACCGCTTGTGGCTCCTCCGCGGCGCCGGCCTACTGGAGGCATAGTCCCTTCACCCTTTGTGCTGCCCTGCGCGCGGCCCGGATGGAGCGGCGCCAAGCCGCCACCTGGCTCGCTGCAGCGCGACATTGCGGCGCGCGCGGCCGAGCCGGCGCCTGATTTTTCCGATGACGAGGACTACCTGCATGGCCACGAGCTGCATCGCCGCCACCAGAAGGAGGAGCGCGCACGGAAGCGCCAGCAGCCGCCGCCAAGTGATGACTCGGAGTCTGAGAGCGAGGGCGATAGCTTTGGCCCTGAGGCTGCTGCGCCTGCGGCGTATTCGCAGCGCCTCGCGCCATATGCGCCCGCGCCACTGCCTGTGCAGCGCCACGTGGCTGCCATTATGGGCGCAGGTGCGCCGCCCGTTGCCGAGTCCTCCTCCTCCTCTTCTTCCTCGTCGTCTTCGAACGTCTCAACGCTCATGGAAAGCGCCGTGCGCGAGGCCTTTCGGCAGGGCATCGAGCAGGGCAAGCGCATGCAGCTGCCGCAGCAGTGCAAGACGTGCGCCGTGCGCAAGGAGCGCAACCGGCTGGCGGCCAAGGAGTCTCGCCACAAGAAGCGGCGCGAGGCGGAGGTGGTGGCTACGCGCAGCCTCATTGCCACGGCGGCAACGATGGTGGCATCGCGTGCCACATTGCCGCCATTTTCGCCCGTGGTGCTGCCAGCGGCAAGC